TAGTTACCGATTCATTGGGTAACAAACCAAGTGGAGATTTAGGATTTGGTATTCTTACTGATATCATTTCACAAAATAGAATTGAATCAAGAGAAATCGATTGGTTCTTTAAGATTCCAACAGTTTATAATACTACAATAGTAAAAGAGTTACCAAAAAATGAATTTTATATTGGCTTTGGAACAGGAATAGACCAAACCAATGGATTAAATAATCTTAGTGGTAATGTTTTATTTAAAACAAAGAAATTAAACATCTATGGTTTAAATCTTGGTATATCAAATCAACTTGGTGAGTACAAACCATTCGTTGGTGGTTCTATGTATTGGAAACTAGGAAAAAAATAGAATGGCTAAACAATCTTTAAAAGATATTATTAAACTTGAGTATCAGAAATGTGCTGGAGACCCAATCTACTTTATGAAAAAGTATTGTATGATTCAACATCCTGTTCGTGGTAAGATACCTTTTCATTTATATCAATTTCAAGAAAGAACACTAGACCAATTTACTGAACATAGATACAACATCATTCTTAAATCTCGACAAACAGGTATTTCAACCTTAACTGCTGGATTTTCTCTTTGGAAAATGTTATTCAATCAAGATTTTAATGTATTAGTAATTGCAACTAAACAAGAGGTTGCAAAAAACTTGGTAACGAAAGTTCGTGTGATGAATCAGTACCTACCATCGTGGTTAAAACAAACAACAGTAGAGGATAACAAACTATCTCTGAGATACTCAAATGGTTCTCAGATAAAAGCAACATCAGCAGCAGGAGATGCTGGTCGTTCTGAAGCACTATCCTTATTAGTATTTGATGAGGCAGCGTTTATTGATAAGATTGAAGATATATGGGTATCTGCACAATCAACACTATCGACAGGGGGTAACGCAATTATACTTTCTACACCAAATGGTGTAGGTAATTTCTTTCACAAAACTTGGGTAGGTGCAGAAGATGAAACCAATACATTTAATACAATTAGATTACATTGGAGTGTACATCCAGAAAGAGACCAAGCATGGAGAGACGAGCAAGAAGTTTTATTAGGACCAAAAGGAGCAGCACAAGAATGTGATTGTGATTTTGTAAGTTCTGGTGATACGGTGATAGACCCTCAACTCCTTATGTTCTATAAAGAATCATTCATTCAAGAACCAATGGAAAAGACTGGGTTTGATGGAAATCTTTGGAAATGGGAATACCCAAATTACACAAAATCATATATGGTTGTGGCCGATGTTGCTCGTGGAGATGCTGCCGATTTCTCGGCATGTCATGTAATTGATATAGAAGAATCATCTCAAGTTGCCGAATATAAGGGTAAATTAGATACAAAAGATTTTGGGAACTTTTTAGTTTCACTTTCAACTGAATATAATAATGCATTACTCGTAATTGAAAACGCAAATATTGGTTGGGCAGTAATACAACAAGTAATTGATAGAGGATATGGAAACCTTTTCTATATGAGTAAGGATTTAAAGTATGTAGATGTAGAGAATCAATTAACAAACAAATATAGAGCACAAGATAAAGGATTAACTGCAGGTTTTAGTACAACTTCCAAAACAAGACCTTTAATCATTTCTAAGTTAGAACAATACATCAGAGAAAAATCTGTAACCATTCGTTCACAGAGAACAATAGATGAATTATTTACATTTATATGGAGTGGTAATAGAGCAGAAGCAATGAGAGGATATAATGATGATTTAACTATGTCCCTTGCAATATCATTATGGGTTAGAGATACTGCACTTCGATTAAGACAAGAGGGAATTGATTTAACTAAACAGGCATTAGGTGGAATTGGAGCACATCAATTAGATGTTGCTGGAATGGGATTTGGTGGTAATGCTTCTATGGATGAAAACCCATGGAAAATGAGGGTTGGGGATAGTAATGAAGATTTAACTTGGTTAATTAAATAACTATATATTTATAATATAAGGAGAAATAGCTATGATATCATTAAAAAAATTGCTTAACGAAGAAATCCACACAGAAGAATATAATGTCGAAAATTACCACGATATAAAAGAATTTTGTGAATTCATGAAAGAATACAAATCTGATATGAATGAAGCTGAGTATCAAGGTAGAACGGTTAAACTTGGAAAACCAATGCAAGGTGATGTTAAAAAATTTAAGGTATATGTCAAAAACCCACAAGGTAACGTTGTAAAAGTTAACTTTGGACATGGAGGAAGTTCAGCAAAGAAATCAGGAGAAAAAACAATGTCTATTCGAAAGAATAATCCAGATGCAAGAAAAGCATTTAGAGCTAGACACAATTGTGATTCACCAGGTCCAAGACACAAAGCAAGATATTGGTCTTGTAGAAAATGGTAAAATAAAAACAAATAAAGGTTATAATTTAAATTAGAAACAAAATGGCAGATACTTCATTTTTTGGTAGATTAACGAAACTCTTTCGTACTCAGGCAGTTGTTACTGTTGATAAGGATGGTAAGAGAAAGGTAATCGATACCGATGAAAGACAACAAACTAACTTATCTTCTTTAAGAGATAGGTACACGAAACTACAAAAAGGTTTCTATGAACAAGCAGGTGGTGCTCAATCAATGGCATACCAACAAGTTCGTAGAGAAGTTTTTAGAGATTTTGATGCAATGGATAATGACCCAATATTAGCATCAGCTCTTGATATATACGCAGATGAATCAACACTAAAGAATGAATTTGGTGATACTCTTGGAATTGTATCTGATAATCAACAAGTACAAGAAATATTAAGAAACTTATTTTATGATGTTCTTAATATTGAATTTAACTTATGGCCATGGGTAAGAAATATGTGTAAGTATGGAGATTTCTTCTTAGGTTTAGAAATCGCTGAAGGTAAAGGTATTGTTAACGTAACACCCCATTCAGTTTACAACACAGAAAGATTAGAAAGAACAGACCCATCAAATCCAAACTCGGTAAAATTTAAAATTACTGAGGACCCAAATGGAAAAGAACAATACGAAAACTTTGAGGTTGCTCACTTTAGATTATTGGCAGATACAAACTGGTTACCATATGGAAAATCAATGATTGAGAATGGTAGAAGATTGTGGAAACAATTATCTCTTATGGAAGATGCAATGTTAATCCATAGAATTATGAGAGCACCTGAAAAGAGAGTTTTCAAAGTAGATATTGGTAACATTCCTCCAACAGAAGTAGATAACTATATGCAGAGAATTATGAACAAGATGAAGAAAGTTCCTTTTGTTGATAGAAATACTGGTGACTACAACTTAAAGTATAATATGCAAAACCTAACAGAAGATTTCTATCTACCTGTTCGTGGTGGTGATAGTGGTACCAATATTGAAAATCTTGCTGGTTTAGAATATGCAAGTATAGAAGATATTGATTATCTAAAAAATAAATTATTTGCAGCTCTAAAGATTCCAAAAGCTTATTTAGGATATGAAGAAAATGTAGGTGGTAAAGCAACACTAGCTGCAGAAGATGTAAGATTTGCAAGAACAATAGAAAGAATACAAAGAACAGTAGTATCTGAATTAACTAAAATTGCAATAGTACATTTATATGCACAAGGAGTTACTGATTCAGAAATGACAAACTTTGAATTACAATTAGTAAATCCATCTTTTATTTACGAACAAGAAAAATTAAATCTTTGGAGTGAGAAAATTAGATTAGCTCAAGATATTCAAGGTCTTAATATGTTATCTAAAGATTGGGTATATGATAATGTATTTAAATTATCAGATGGAGAATCTGATGAACAAAGAGTTCAGATGTTAGATGATTTAAAAGATAGATACAGATTCCGTTCTATTGAAGATGAGGGTAATGACCCTGCACAAGAAGATGAAGAACCAGATGATATTGAGGAATCAATTGAAAAACTAAAACAAGAGATAAAAGATAAAGGTGGTAGGCCAAGAGAAGGTAATACTTATAAAAAAGATAAACACCCATATGGAAGAGACCCTTTAGGAGATAAAGAAAGAAAAGATGCTAAAAGAAATACAACTTCTGAAGAAAAAGCCATACAATATATTAGTGGTATTGCATCAAAACGTAAATATTTACATGAACTAAGGGGTATGTTAGATGAGGAAAATATCCTCAAAGATACTGAAAATTAATTAATCTTATATAATTTTATATTTATATAAGGGAAATTTACTATATCATAATAGGAAAAAATAACGATGAAAAAAATAAAACACTCAAAATTTAAGAACACTGGTTTTCTTTTTGAGCTTTTGACTAGACAAATTACACTTGAAATACTCAATGGTAGTGAAGAAAAGGCTAAAGGGATAATTAAAGAATTCTATGGTAGAGGAACAGAATTATCTAAAGAACTTAGATTATTTAACCTTTTAATAAATGAAAGATATAATACAGAATCAACGGCTGAAAAGTTTATTGATGCTATATTAGAAGCACATACTAAAATTAATTATAAATCACTTCAACGAGAAAAATATAATCTTGTAAAATCAATCAAAGAAAACTTTGAAATTAATAATTTTTTATCCTCACCTGTAACAAACTATAAAATTTTAGCTTCAATTCATAAACTTTTTGAAGGTAAAAAGAACAATATTCTTGATGTTAAAGATGTATTTAATTCTAAAATAACTCTTGTAGAACACATTTCATCGAATTCCCAAATTACAAAAAATGCTAAACAAGATAAATTAGTAGAAGAATATAGAAAACAAGAGAAAGACCTCAGGTTATTGACATACAAGATTCTTGTTGAAACTTTTAACAAGAAATATACTACTTTAGATAAATCACAAAAAGGATTGTTAAGAGAGTATATTAATAATGTTACTAACACATCAAAGTTCAATGAATATTTTGAATCTCAGTTAATTGAAACAATCACATCTTTACATT